GTTGAAAATGCAATCCGCAGAGACATTGTAAATGCACTTAATGATAAGCTTGAAGCTACACTTTTGGGTGACCAAGCAATCGCAGAAGCACCTGTTGGTATTTTGAATGGTAAGTCATTGACTACTGTAACAGACTATAAGGGTGTTTGTGACCTTGAAGCAGCTGTTGAAGAAAAGAATGCTGTAGGCGAAATGAAGTACTTACTTTCTCCTAAGGCTAAGGCATATTTCCGTCAATTAGCTAAGTCACAAAAGCATACACAACTTGTATTGGAAGGTGGTGAACTTGACGGTACTCCAGTTATTTCTACATCAAATGTACCAGCAAATAAGTTCATCTATGGTAATTTCGGTGACGTTCTTATCGGCTCATGGGGTGACATTGAAATCACTGTTGACGAATTTACACAAGCAGTTAACGGTTGTGTACGTTTGGTTATTAACGCATACTTTGATATGAAGGTTGCACGTGAAGATGGTTTGGCATTCGGTACAGTAGCAACTGCCTAAAATGTAGATATCTTTCTCTCCATTTAGTCTATCTATATACTCCAGGGGTGGGGCTGGTCTCCACCCTTTTCAAAAACATCAACTATTGAGATGTACGTAACATTAGAAGAAATAAAGAAACAAATAAATATAGACACATACTTTAAAGATGATGACAACTACCTTATCCAACTTGAAGGTGTGGCAGAAGTTGTGCTGTCTCGGCATATTGACGCGCATCTGTCTCATTTTGTGTTGCCTAATGGTGAATTAGACCCACCTTTGAAGCATGCAATCCTTTTGTTTGTTGCAACACAGTACAAAAATAGGGAGAGTGTATCGAGTTTCAATCATTACAAATTGCCTATGTCATATGACTATTTGCTACAGTTATATCAGAATTATGCACCGTCATTAAATGGTGTAGACATTCCAAAAATACAAGAATGATATATGAACGCAGGACATTTGACAGAAAAGATTGAGATACTACGTAAAGCCATAACAGTAAATGAGTATAGTGAAGAAGTAGAAAAATGGAATGTAATTAATGCTACCAGAGCAGCACTATTGCACAAATCAGCAAACAAATCTGTAGAGAATAACGAATTAAGAACAGCATATACTAAAGAGTTTACTGTTTGGCTTTATGTCGATATTGATGAATTCGACAGAATCAAATGGAATAACAAACTATATACAGTGTTAGACATAACACCAAACAAAGCGAACAACAACAAAATCATAACCGTAGAACTACTGAATGAGTGATTATTTACATCTAAAATCTGAAGCAACATCCGTATATGAGCACTTTCTTAAGGTCAATTATGAAGTGATGTCTAAGGCTGTCCGTAAAGCAGTAAGGGATGGGTTGGTTGCTATACAGAAAGATGTAAGAAACAGTCTTAAGTCACGTCTTAAATGTACTAACAAACATGGTTTCCGTTGGGTAGGTGGACAGAAGATAGTATTTTCAGATACTTTGTTGCAGGGTGTACGATTAGGTAAAATACATGTAGATGATGAAGATGAGACAGTATCAGGTACAGTTCTTATAACCAGTACCAGACAAAAGTCATCAGGTTCTTATCGTTTGCACATATTGGAGAATGGTTCTTTCAAAACAGGTGAACGTTTCACACAATTCTATACAGATAAGAATGGTGTACAACGAAAGTTGAAGAAGCCACGTTCAACTGGTAAATTGAAAGCATACAACTTTTTCAAATCAGGTACATCAAATGGCGAAAAGTTTAGCAATGCTGTTATGGCACACCTAATCAAAAAAATTAAAGAAGCACAATGACAAAATCACTATTGATAGGTAAACTTATAGCACACTGCATAAAAGAAAACGAATATTTATTTGGCGAATTAGGCAATAAAGTATATCCGTTAGTTGGCAACAATAAGACAACATTTCCTTTCGTAGTATATTGGAAAGAAAACATCATACCAGACTATACAAAAGATTGGCTTATAGAAGATAAAGTCTCATTCTCAATTATTGTAACTGACACATCATATGAAAAGACAATTGATTTGACACAGGCAATACGTGAAGTGTTGGAAAAACCAGCAATCAATACAGAATGGCTTAGTATCAGACAATGCAGATTAGTTGGTGTGAACGAAGATTTTGTTGAAAACGCATACGTTGAACAACTTACATTCGAATGTAAAGTTCAAAATTCAAAATAAAAATACGACATAATATATTATGGCAGCACAAATCGTAAAAGGTGATGACTTAATGTTGTTTGATAAAGATGGTAAGTCAATTGCATATGCCACAGCACATACACTTACATTATCAGGTGAAACAGTAGACATCAGTTCTAAGGACCATGGTATTTGGGGTGCGTCTGAAGTAAATAAGATTACATGGGAAATTACATCTGAAAATCTTTACACAGATGCGGCTTATGAATCATTGTTTGACATTATGATGGCACGAGAACCTATTACAGTTTCCTTTGGTCATAAGGCTGAAAATGACCCTGAAAAGACAGTTGCAGATGGTGACTATGAAAACTGGACTCCAGCTGATACAGGTGTATATCAAGGTCGTGCATATCTTACATCATTGGTTGCAAATGCAAATACTGGTGAAAATGCTACATTCTCTGTAACATTGACTGGTGCAGGTAAGATTATAAAGACAGCAGCTTAACAACATAAAATCATTTCTAAAATCTTTATTAGGTGTATCTTTTAGGTACACCTTTTTATTTTTAATCAAAAGCCAAAGGCTTTTTATATTTTTAATCAAATAAGCATAGACACAAAACATGAAAGTATCAATTAATGGCATTGATGTAGAACTTAAGTACACAATGCGTTCTCTTATGATTTATGAGAAAGTTTATGGTAAGACATTTCAACCAGAGGGTTTGACAGAAATGCTCGTCTATTTCTATTCAACAGTTTTAGCATCAGACAAAAACATTAAGCTAACATTTAATGAGTTTATCGATTATATCGATGAGAATCCAAATCTTATGAATGACTTTGCTGAATGGTTAGGTAAAGCAACAGAAGTAAACAAATATGTAAAGAACGAAAACGAACAACCAGAGGAGAATCCTGACCCAAACGTCTAATAGTCCATGAATTATTTAAGATATTATGCTTTGAATATCGTGTAGTATCGATTGAATATTTTATGGACTATATGCAGGAGTATGAGATACGGACTATAGTAGACAATATCCCATTTTTGGACAGGAACAGTTGGGAACAGACCAGACTAAATATGTATGCACGTGCACAAATGAATAGCAGAAAGAAGCTTACTGTTAAGGATATTGTAACGTTCCCATGGGAAAAAGAATTGGAGCAGCATAACATAGAAATATCAACAGAAGATATAAACAGACTAAGAGAGAAAGCCAAAAATATGAAGATAATTTCAAATGGCACAATATAGTTTTAAGGGAACTGCCGACATGTCTGCACATGATGCTGCACTTAAGAAATCAGCGGAAGAAGTTAGAGCATATCAGACTACGGTTGAGAACGCAGCTAATTCTGTTGAAAACTTTACAGATGCTGAAAGGGTGTCGACAAAAGAACTCCTTAATCAGTTGTCACAGTTGGAATCTGTAGGCCGTAAGTCATCAGACTTTCAAAGACAGTTAGGTCAGGTTACAAAGCAAATACAGGACTTAACTGTTTGCTATACAAAGTTGACAGATGAAGAAAAGTCATCTCCTTTAGGACAGGCAACAGCACAACGTATTGCAGAACTTACCGACATAGCCCAGGAATACAAAGACACACTCGATGGTGTACGTGAGCAGATGGGTGGTTCAGCACCAGACATTTCAAAATGGGATATGGCAGCTGAAGCAATCCATGCAGTGACAGACTCCATAGGTGCATATGTCGCAATCTCTGAATTTAATGAGACACAACAGGAAAAGTTGATTCAGACACTTACAATGTTGTCCCGAATTGAAGCGATTGGTAATGCAGTTGTTTCAGCTGGTACTACATTCAGAAATGTGTTTGCACAGGTTGAAAAGGTTAGAGCAATCCAGCTTAAGGCAGCAACAGCCGCAACTGTATTGCAGACGAAAGCAACAGGTCAGGCAACCATAGCCCAACGAGCATTCAACTTAGTGGCTAAGGCCAACCCATACGTGTTGTTAGCAACTGTACTTATTACAGCAGCAGTCGCAGTTGGCACATTTGTTAAGAAGATGTCGGATGCGAGAGAAGAACAGGAAAGAGCCAATGAAGAAGCTGAACGCACAGCTGAAAAGATGGAAAAGATTGGTGACTCTGTAGGTGATGTTGTAGGTGACTATAAAGTTTTGCAGGCACAATGGAAACAACTTTCAACAGAACAGGAAAAGGCAAAATGGGTTGAAGAGAATAAATCAAAGTTTGAACAATTAGGATTGTCTGTTACATCTGTTGCAGATGCTGAAAAGGTGTTGGTTGAACAAACTGGTGCGGTAGTAAAAGCATTAGCAGCCAGAGCCAAAGCAGAAGCTGCAATGGAACTGTACAAAGAATCCATAAAGGAAGACATTAAGAATGACCTTAATCCAACAGCTGAAAATGGACGTGTTGTGACTAATACAAAGAATGCTGGTGCTGAAGTCACACAAGGCAATATCAAAGATGCTGGTCTACGCAAAGGTATTGATTATAAGACATCAATTACCACTATGAATACAGCAGCTGGTGCAATATCATTAACTGTACACCAACTTACTGAAGAAGGTGCAAAACGTTGGAATGAATACAGACAATCTGTAGCTGACAATCTTAAGGCAGCATCCAGTGAAACAGAAAAATGGTTAGGTAAAGTTGAAGAAACATATAAAGAAGCAGCTGATGCACAAAAGGAACTTAAGAATGTTGGTGTTAAGACCGTTGACTCAAAAGGTGGTTCAACATCTACAACTCCTACAGTTTCAAAGGAAGACCTTACTGTTCTTCAGACAATGCAAAATGAATTGTCTGCACTTAAGAAGCAACAGGAAAACATTCATCCACTTGAAATCAATACAGAAGAAGGCAAACGTAGAATTGTAGAATTAGCTAAACTTATAGCAGAAAAAGAAAAGCAAATTTCTGACTATAAGATAGCAGTTGGTATTGATAAGCAAAAGGTAAAAGAAGTAGTTAAGGTTAAGGGTACTTTAGAAAGATTGAGAGAAGAACTCAAACAATATGAAGACCAACTTATTCAACTTAATTTTGATGAGCCTGGAGCAGAAGCACAATTAGAAGACATAAAGAAGAAGGTAGCTGCAACAAAGGCAGAGATTGAAAAGACCGAAATAAAGTTAGGCATTACAACACCTGAAGTTGCACCACCTACTGGAAGTATAGCAGACTTAGAGAACCAATTGTCATTAAAGCAGCAATCATTTAAGGTTGCAATTGACCCACAAAGTAGAAAGCAAATATTAGATGATATTGACACATTACAGGCACGTATTGAAAAGATGTCAGCACCATTGACATTAGGTCAACAATTCCAAAAAGCAGCTGATGATATTGATGGGCTTATTAGTCCTGTTAGAGGTATAGCAGATGCCTGGAGTAGTTTCAATGATGCATGTGAAGACGGCAATGTATTGACAGTATTTAGTGCATTAACAGATTCAATATTGACAACTATATCTGCATTTGGTGGTATTATTGAAATGATAGATGCATTTAAAGTTGCGTCACAAGCAAACCAACAAATTCAGAATGCAAACAGCCAACAACAGATTGCAAATACACAGGCTGAAATTGCTACATCAACAGCTAAAACTGCTGCCAATTCAGGTGAAGCAATCACAGAAGCAACTAAGTCAGGTGCTAAACTCCCATTCCCTGCAAACATCGCAGCAATCGCAGCAGGTGTCGCAGCAGTAATCGCAGCATTGGCAATGGTAAGTAAATTTGCAGGTGGTGGTATTGTCAACGGTAGAACAACTGTAGGCGATATGAATTTGGCACGTGTAAATGGTGGTGAAATGATTCTCAACATTAGACAACAGGGTAATTTGTTTAAATTGTTAAATGGTACTGTCGGAGCGGGACAATCAGCACCAACTGGAAATGTTGTATTCAAAATTAAGGGCGATACCTTGTATGGAGTATTGAAAAACCATACAAAAATATCAAATAAAAGCGGAAAAAATATAAGCTTATAATATATGAAATATATCGGTTCATTTATTAACAAAAGTGGACAAAGAATTTACATTACGATTATAACAAACAATGATGCCTCATCAACATACAACATCACTGACTCATCGTACATTAGATTCGCTGAAGACCCAGTTGAGATTGAGTGTAAGGCATCAGATATGTTTGAGCACGTTATATGTTCGTCATGTAAGATTCGATTTGTTTCAAAGGAATTTTTAGGCACAAAGTTCTATAGTTCCAACATATATGACACGCAGGTTAAGATAGGTACATTACCTACTGCTGGTGATATATGGTCTGGTTATGTAGAGCCTGGTACCTATAATCAGCCATTTGCAAATGAATGGGATGAATTTGAGCTTAATTGTATTGACTATCTTGCAACCTTACAATATTTCAACTATAAGGATGTGAATGTAAATACATATGCAGCAGCAAAGAGTGCAGCATCGATTACCAGTATGATGCAAATTTTGCAAGATATTGTTCCGTACACAGTATATTGGGATGAATCTAAAAAGGTAAATGCAGATTCAACAGAACCAATATTCAGTGAAACATCCATTTCGTCAATGTTGTTTTTTGGTGATACATACGATGATATCTGGACAAAGCACGATGTGCTGCATGAAGTGTTGCAATATTTCAATCTGCATATTGTAACTTATGGTGATAAGTTCTTTATGTTTGACTGGAATAGTATGCAAAAGGGTACTACATGGACACCAACATTGTTGTATTCATTAGACAATATTGGTGCAATCACAGAGATTGACAATAGAGCAATTCTCTTAGCACCACAATGGTATTCATCAGACAGCACTAATCTTTCAATTGCAGATGTATATAATAAAATCTCACTTACCTGTAAGTTAGAAGAACTTGAAACTGTAATTGAATCACCTTTGTCATCTGACAGTTTGTCTACACGTTACCCCAATAAGGAATTGTATTTGAAAGAATACATTGTAGAAGGTACTGGTAAGACTGCTAAGAATGCAATGAAAGACATTAGAAGCGGCAAAGGTACAACATATAGTGGTGCAACAATTAAGGACTGGTATGTATTGGGTAAGCAAAATGAGAACTGGACATTTAAGCCATTTATTGAATATGACAATGACCAGATTCAACAATTGGTTGATATGGGTACATTCACATATTCAATACAAAGTAATTTGTATGGTGTAGGTTCTATAAAGGGACAAACTGCAACAGACAATACAGTAGTAAACAAAGTTAACATGTCTGATTA